TGTCTCCGCTGCCGCGGCGGAGTAGGGTCATTACTCTGCCAAAGCCCTCGCTTATTCTCACGAGCTGTTTTCTCTTGATCTACATATATTCTTGAGTATTTGACGTAAGCCCAAGCGTAGCCATTTAGCACCATTTGAGCGTTTATATCTTGCCCTTTATGGTAAATAATGCCTAGCGTGCGTTTATATCTATCTTTGCCTTTTGGCTCTACTTCTACTACTTGTCCTGCGATTAGGCTGGCTAAAAATTGTTTTGATTTTCGTCCGTAGTCTTGCTTTTTCTCTGGAGCGTCAATGCCATATAGTCTGACCTTTGTTTGCTCTTTGCCACTTAGCACAGTGATAGTGTCGCCGTCAGATATTTTTATGACTTTACTTTGCTCGGCAGTTAGCGAGATCAGAGGCGTTAATATTAATAGTAGTCGTACTATTAGTGGTTGTTTTATGCTCATATGGGTGGTAAAAATACCATACTACAGCAGTAAGGATTATAATAAGTAACATGATAATATTAAATGAGTTTAGCGACTTAAACTTGGAGCTTTTATCGTCTTTTCCATAATGTATCTGTTTAATAAACGAAAATAAAGAATTGAGAATATTGACTATAAAAATAGCAATTAGTGATATAACTGCAATTAGTCTATAAATACTAACTTTGTCTATGTTTTGTAAAACGGAATTTGAAAAAACCAGCCCGCTTACGAAAGTAAGGATAATTGCGGCAAATATACCCAAGATAGTAATATAATCTCTTTGTATGTTTTTAGAAGTGGCAGAAAATTCATTAAGGGAGGTTTTTGCTTGCATAATTTTCTCTTCTAGAGCCAACTGCACTCTTGTATTGTCGGTTATTCTGGCTATTTCTAGATTAATATAATCTCTTAATTTAAATAATTTATCCATGTAAGCAAATTTGCCGCCAGCTCTTGCTCTTATATATACCATTTCTATTTTACTGGCAATAGATTGTAATAATGCCTCTTCTATTTTATTGCCTACTCCGTCGATATTCTTAGTTTTTAAAAGATCATTTTTCTTTTTTATGATAAACCTAGATACTATTGTGTATGGATGTCTGTAATTACTATCTGCATATAATTTATCTAAAAGATCTATGACTAATTCGTATTCAGTATCCTTATTGTCTTTTAAATTTGAAAGATCTTTTAGAATATTGGGTTCAGTATTAATTTCTTTACTGCTTGTGTTTGCCAAAATCTCAAGTATTTGATTTAAATACTTTTCTTGTTCTTCTTCCTTTTTAGCGGCACTATCCTCTGGCATTTTGCACTCCCGCCTCTTGTAATATGAATTCAGGAGAGATTGCTCCAAACGGCCTTTGGTTGTATGTCCTCTCCCAAGCACCACCGACCCTATGGGAATAATCTACCAAAACCCACGGGTTTATCCTTATTAGCTCTAAAATAGTCTGATTGACGTTTTCGTTCTCTTCATCGCTTAAAGGCATTCCGTTTTCGTTAGTCATAAAAAAAGGAGTTTCTACCTCTTGCGTATGAATGGGCGTTCCTCCGTATACGGAGTATTGGTAATATGTTTCTGGATTCACTGGACCGTGCATCCATGCTTCAAAAGATGTGCGATCAACTAAAAATAGTCTATTGTTTTGCAAAAAAATTAAATTTACGAAATATAATATTTTTTGGAGGTGCAAATTGCTTACGGGGGTTCCATTGCTAATGCCTATATTTATAATTCTTCTGGCTAAGTCTATGGCTCTCATTTTTTGCTCCTTTCGATAAAAAATCAATGAAATTATATTAAATTTTTAAGACATTTTGTGTCTAATTAAGTATAAAATTTTAAAAGAACTGTTAAAAAAATCGTGAATTATATCAAAAAAATAATTATTTTTGTACATATTTTAGCAAAAAATATACCATATTGAGCTGAAATTGATCTTTTCTTTAAAAGCAGGCTCAATACGATACCTGCTTTTTCAGATCAAGCCTTCCCCTAAAACCTCTTTAAATTTATGGATACCGACTACGCGTCTACAAAAACAACTAATATTTTATTTAAGAACATCTAAAATATAAGCATTCTTTATTTTTTGCGTTTTACCGTCTTTAATAAGTTTTATTTTTAAATTAACTGGCTCTTGTTTTTCGGCTTTTTGTATAAGTGTTATTCTTTTTTCTACAGAGAGAATATCGGAGTTTAAATTTACGTTGCCAAGTTCTTTCACTCTAAAAGGTCTCTCGCTTGTAAAAAATTGAGATTGTATATGAAATAAATCATCTATTTCTTCTTCTATGTCTGGCGCTTCTACTTGTGACAACACGACCCTAAATTTATCCTTATCTGCTGAAGTTATAGGGGCATTTATTTGATCGTCTAGTTCAGGGGCTATTATGGCTTTTTCTTGGTCTTGTAAAACTTCTGCAATGCTTTTTTTAACACGATTAGCTGGTTCTTGCAAACTGCGATCAGCAGACAAATTTTCTACCATTTTAGACAATGTTTCTAGTCGTCTTTGCTCTGCTTCATCTCTTGCTTGCTGGGCTTGAACCTTAATTTTTTCAACTTGAGTATCTAAAAATTTGTGATAGCTTTTATATGCGAAAAATCCACAAATAGCTACTAGCGCTACGGTCATCGTTTGCCAATCTTGCATATTATTAATAACTCCCATAAGCATGGCTTTTACATCAGCCGAAATTTCCAAGCAACCTTTTTCTAGCTTAAATTTTAACATTCTTTGGCTTTGGGGAATTTGAATGTTGAATTTTTGTTCTAGCCCAACAATAAAATTGTCGTATTGGGTTTGGTACTCAACTATAATTTTTGCAACGTCCGCATCTATGTACGACAAATCAAAGTCATTAAATCTTCCGCCGTCAAGTTTTATTTTATATTCTAAACTAGACACTTTTGATATTTTTACATCACTTTGTGTTTGTATTATAAAATCTTTTGCTTCAAACAAATCGGCAACCGAATTTATTTCAATATCTCTCATTTTTTAACCTCTCTTTTTGTTTTGCATGCACCTTATTTTATCCCATAATCCTCAAACGTTAGCCCTCTTTATGTGGGCTGAAATTATTTTTTAAAATAAGCCAGCCTCCATTCACAAATCGACTATTATGAAAAAAGCTTAATTTTTAGATTAAATTTGGCACGAACTACGCCAACAATAATGAGGCTATCAACCTCGTCACCCTCTAGCTCAATATCAGGATAAAAACTATTCATTGAACTTAGCTTTATATATTTTTTTGGTGGCTTCTTAAAAAATTTTTTGACGTAAATATCGCCGTTATAGTTTGCTATTACTACATCCCCATTTTTTGGTTCTGCTTCGCGCTCTATTACTACCCTTTCACCGTCACTCACAAAAGGCTCCATGCTATCGCCACGCACCTTGATTACATCAATATTACCATAGTGAGGAATAGATAAGACATTTTCTAAAAATTCAGGGCTTACATCTACTTGCAATGGCTTTATTTCTGCATTAACTACGCCGTAGCCAGCAGAAGCTTCAATATCTTCATAATAGTTAATCGTAATTAAATTTTTAATTCTTTTAAGTTGCCATTTTTTATTTTTAATATCATCAGAAAAAAGCTCTGCTATTTCGTAGTCTTCCAAAAAAGTATCATCCAATAGCTTATCAACTGGAACTCCCATGCGGTCAGATAGAGCATTATACTGGGCTGCGTCTTTTGGACTTCTTATACCGTTGCTCCAATTAGTTACAGCTGCTCTAGTTACGCCTAACTCTTCGGCAATATTTTTTGCCGTGTCACCACTTTTATTCAAATAGTATTTGAGTATTTCAGCCAACGCCATAACGTCTCCTTTTCGATACTGTTTGTATCATTATACAAGAAATAAAAACACGTTTGGTTTCTTTTTAAGAAAAATATAAAGACACGTATTGTATCATTGGCGTATGGAAGATTTAAGAGAAACTATTAGAAAAAAACTATTGAAAGAGTATGGCAAAACGTCAATGCCTAGAAGCGTTATGAATGGCAACAGAAAGCCAAACCCAAATTTTAGAAATCGTAATAGGAGGCTTGTCCCATTTAATAAATGGGGTAAAGAATTCCCTAAATGGCTATCTGAACAAGAAGCCAAGCTAAAGCAAAAGGAGGCTAAAAATGGTAGCAAGTAATAGCCTAGAAGCCAAACAACTCAAAAAGGCTAAAAAAATGACCCTCGCCACTCTCTTTTCAGGTATCGGCGCGCCCGAGTTTGTCGCTCGCGAAGTATTTGACGAGATAGAGACGATATTCGCCTGCGAGATAGACAAATTCGCGCGTCAAAGCTATCTAGCCAATCACGAAGCCCCGGCAGTTTTTTACGAGGATGTTTGCGATCTTGACGCTAGAGCTTACGCCGGGCAAATAGATATTTTGATCGGAGGCAGCCCTTGCCAAGACTTTTCAATCGCAGGACAACGCGCAGGCGAGGATGGCGAGAGAGGCAACCTGATATGGCAATTTTACCGCATTGTTAGTGAAGCTCGTCCTAAGGTATTCATCTATGAAAACGTCAAAGGCTTTTTGTCTATTAACAGCGGCAAAAGCTATCAAAGGTTTTTAGATGCTTTGCGAAAACTAGGCTATTTTTGTCACGCCGAGATTTTAAACACCAAAGACTACGGCATACCGCAAAATAGAGAACGATTGTATATTGTGGGGTTTTTGAACGCAGACGAATATCACGCTTTTTCTTATGCTCCAAAAATACCGCTAAAACTAAATTTGGGCGATATGCTTGATCGCGAAGTAGATGAAAAATACTTTTTGAGCGATAAGATGATCGCATGCCTTAAGAAAAAAGAAAACAACTTTCAGGGTAGCTTTGCTCCAAAGTTTTTATGCGATGTAGGGAATTGCATAATGACTACCGCAGGAAATCGTCGGACGGATAACTTCATAAAAGTAATCGGTAAGCTCGACATAAAAGGCAACGACATCTTAAAGCGCGTTTATGCTACCGACGGGGTAGCTCCTACTATACACACGGCACAAGGCGGCAATCAAGAGCCGAAAATTTTACAACGCGCACGAGGTTTTAATAAAGGCAATGAGTTTGAGCTTTGCCCTACGATAAGCTCTAGCAGCTTTGAGCAAAATAATCTACTAAAGAGCGAGCGCATACGTAAGCTAACCCCTAGAGAGTGCCTATGCCTGCAAGGGTTCCCCGAAAACTTCAAAATCGTAGTGAGCGATACGCAGGCTTATAAACAAGCGGGCAACGCGATGAGCGTCAATGTCGTAAAAATGATTTTCGAGCAAATAAAGCTCGCAAAAAATAAAGATTTTAGGCTAGGAGCGTGAAATGATCGCCGAAACAAGCATAAACGGCTACATAGCGAGCGCAGATAAACACGAGATACAAAAAACGAAGATAATGAAAGCGCTTTTTAAATACCCAAATGGTGCGTCACGACATATGTTGTCGGAAGAAACAGGGTTGCCTACTGCGACCGTAAGCGCGAGAGTAAATAACCTTGTATTTTTGGGGCGCATAAAAGAGCGAGGCAAAGATAAATGCCCTATTACTGGAGTGACTGTTAAGTGGTGCTTTTTTAACGAAAATCACTCGATGAACGAGAGTATTATAAAAAGCGAAAAGGAGCCAAGTGATGATTAAAACTCATAGCGTAGATGTTGAATTGGCTTGTAAAATAGGCTTTGATGAAGCAAATATCTTAGGACATATTGCTTATTGGACTAAACACAACAAAGATAATAATAAAAATTTTTATAATGGCAGGCATTGGACTTATAATACTCTTGATGCATTTTTAGAACAATTTCCATACTATAAAAACACGGATAAAATAAACCGAATTTTAAAGAAACTTGAAAAGATTAATGCAATAGTAAAAGGGAATTTTAACAAAAATCAATTTGACCGCACTGCTTGGTATTCTTTGGGTGATGATTTTCTCTATCTAATTGATACTAATTTTGATGTTACGAACGAGTACAAAAACGATAATTTAGAATTGCAAAATCCAAATTGCGAATACAAAAAATCCATTTTGCAAAAACGCAAAATGGAAAAAGCTAAAATGCAAAATGGATATTGTGAGAATGCAAAATCAATAAAGAATAATAATCAAGACAGTTCAAACACAGATCAAACAACAATTCAAACACAAACCAAACAAATCCCCCTACCCCCTAAGGACATTTCACTACCTGACTTCATCGATCCAAATCTTTGGCAAGAATATCTAGCCTACAAGAAAGAACGACGAGAAAAATTGACGCAAAAGGGTATCGAGATGAAATTTAGCGAGTGGGCTAAATGGGCGAGCGAGGGTATAGACGTAAACGAATGCATAAGAGAAGCAATGCGAAACGAGTGGCAAGGGGTCTTTCCGCCAAAACCTAGCTACAAGACACAAAACGGCTTAAGCCTAAGCGTAGAGGACGTAAAACGTTTTGGTGGCGATGTGAGCTACTACTTAGAGAGCACAAGAGAAACGAATGCCATAGCAAATCAAAACAAGGAGCCGTTTTAAATGAACCGCATACAAACGATCAAAGAAGCGCTTGGTGTAAATGAAACCCAAGCACTAATCACAGCAGAGCTTTTAAAACCGCTAAAAGATGAGGATATTATCCCATTTTTTGCGTATAGGACAAATTTTATCCAACCGAAGCAGTCAAGCGAGCTAATCACAAAAAACGCCGTAGCAGCTTTTAGAAAACAAAGGGCGCTAGAGGCGATCAGAGATGGCAAATTTAGCTTTAAAAATATCGAGCAGTTGGTCGAGTTTGTAAAAACCTTTTTTCGCAATGAGAGGCTTTGCTATGGAGCAACCTATAAAGATTTTGTAATCATCGGCGTAGATGAATATGGCAACCTAATCAATCACTACCATATCAATCAAGCAGGCAAACCAGTACAACTAAGCAGTGATGACGAGGCAGAGGTTTATGCATGGCTCTTTAAAAATCAAAAGCGCATCGGCGTAATCAAATACGTGAGTGAAAGAGAAGTGAAAGAGAAAGAAAAAGAGCAAGAGAAAATAGAAGCGGCAAATAATGCAAATTTACTCCCAGCTGATCCAGACGCACCGCTAAAAATGAGCGATGAAGCAAGAGCAAGGCTAAGAATTGGGCTATCTGCTCTTGCGTTAAATTTTGCAAAAAGAGCGTGAGATGAAAGCCGTTTATATCACGATAGCCGAAAGCGGAGCTAGCATAATCGCAAAGGTAGCGGACGAAAACAAAAAGATACTTGATAGCTTTGAGATAAGCCGTAAGGACGCAAGCGGTGTGCTTGAAGTAATGAGAAAGTGGAACGAGAAGCACAAGGACGAAAAGGAGGCTAGCCTTGCTTTATAATGCAGATAGCTATGAGTTTATTAAGACAATGCCAGATGCTAGTGTGAATTTAATAATAACAGACCCACCTTATGAGCTAGTCACTGGTGGCAACAAAGGGTGTTTAAGCCACGCCATAAAATTTTCTAGTGAAGCTTATACGAAAATTTGTAATGGCTTTGATTTTTCACTATTAGATGAACTAAAAAGAGTTTGCAAGCCTTTTAATGCCTATATTTTTTGTAGTAATAGCCAAATATCAAAGCTTATGAGTTGGGGAGAGAAAAACGGCTTTATGACAACATTGCTTATTTGGCATAAACCAGACGCCATACCTTTTGCAAGTGGAACATTTAAAAGCGACCTCGAGTTTATAGTTGCTATGAAAGAAAAAGGGGCGACTTTTCAAGGCGATAGCAGGCTAAAATCAAAATTTTATCAAGGTGGCGTAGTGAAAGATAAAACTACTTCACACCCAACACCAAAACCAGTCAATCTAATAAAAAAAATAATGATGATTGGCTCAAATAAGGGCGACGTTGTATTTGATCCTTTTTTAGGGAGTGGGACAACAGCAATGGTAGCTAAAGAATTAGGGTGTGAGTGTATAGGGGTAGAGATAGAAAAAAAATACTATGAGGAAGCGCTAAGGCGGGTAGACCACACACCAAGGGGGGCTATTTTGAGATTAACTAAAAGCGAAAATAGAGCCTACCAACTAAGACTACTTGAAGCATACCCACTTTGCCAAATATGCGAAAAACAACAAAGCATAGAGTGCCACCATGTACGCTATGGCAGATTTGGAGCAGATAAGGACGACAGTAAGCAAATAGCCGTTTGTAGAGAGTGTCATCAATGGTGTCACGCACACAAACATGAAAGCATAGAAAAATACGAGGAGGTAGCTGATGAGAATTGGCAACGTTTCGGTGAATGTTAGGAATAAATACCGCAATCGCAAAACCAAAGGCTTCGATAGTGCCAAAGAGTGGCGCAGAAACCAAGAGCTTGAAATTATGCAAAGAGCTGGCGAGATAAGTGAGCTAAATAGACAAGTGCCCTTTGTGTTAATGCCTAGCTACACAATATCAGATGAAACAACAAGACAAGGTTTTAGAACCGTGCGTGAGATCAGATACATAGCAGATTTTACATACCGCCTAAAAAATGGCAAGAGGATAATAGAGGACGTAAAGGGAATGCAGACGGAAGTTTTCAAGATAAAGCGAAAATTACTTGAGAGAAAAATAGCCCTTGGAGTGATAGAGGGCGAGTTTAGGATTTATTAATGCCTAGAACAATCATAACTTCTGAGCAATGGGCTAAAGCGAAAGAGTATTTCGAAATTGGATTAAGCCTATCAGACATAGAAAATAGAACTGGCATAACAAAAGGGGCGATAAGTAAGAAAAGCACAGCTGAGAAATGGCAAAGAAACGATGCAAAGAAACGTTTATTATCCCAAGTTGTCGAAGTAGCTACAACTAAAGAAACAATTTTGGAAACACCAGTTTCTATTGAGGTGCATAACGAGCTAGTGAATGAGAAAACTAGACATTTACTTTATTTTCAAAACGCAGCGCTCAGAAATCAAAAGAAAGCGGACGAGATACTAGAGATGAGCGATAGGATAGCAGACGTTGAAGCCCATAGCAGGATCACGGCTAGAAACAAAGAGACTGTGCTAGGGCGTGAGGCTGATACGGTGATCAATAATGCAAACGTGCAAAGCGAGCAAAAGATAATCATTGAGCGAAAGGAACTAAAAGGCGATGAGTGAAACTGCGCTTTGCCTCACCTATACGCCGTGGCAAAAGGAAGTCTTTTTTGAGAATACCGCACGCTTTACAACAATAGAAAAAGGTCGGCGTGTGGGATTTACCAAGGGCATAGCAAACGCTACGATTGAGTGGCTACTAGAAGGCAAAAAGGTGCTTTGGGTAGATACTATCACGTCAAACCTACAAAGATATTATGAACGCTATTTTTTGCCTGAGCTAAAAGCTCTGCCAAAAGAGTTATATAAATTTCATGCTCAAGATAAAAAGCTAAGTATCGGCGAGGGCTATCTTGATATGAGAAGCGCAGAGCGCCCAGAAAATATTGAGGGCTTTGGCTATGACATAGTTATCCTAAATGAGGCAGGCATAATCTTGAAGGACGCCTATCTTTGGGATAACGCCATAAGAGCGATGCTGCTGGATAATCCAAAATCAAGAGCATTTATAGGCGGCGTGCCAAAAGGCAAAAACCGCTTTTATGACCTTGCTAAACGTGGAATGAGTGGTGAGAAAGACTGGAAAAATTATCAAATATCAAGTTTTAATAACCCACTACTAAAAAAAGAACAAATAGACGAAATGGTGGCAGAGCTTGGCGGTATAGATAGCGATGTGGTGCGTCAAGAGATATACGGCGAGTTTTTAGATACAACCTCAAACGTACTATTTAACCTTGCTTTAATAGAAAATGCCTTTAGCACTCAGATGCCAAACGAAAAAGCTAGCATTGTTTGGGGGCTAGACGTAGCACGTGAGGGGGATGATGAAAGCGTGCTTTGTATTAGACAAGGATACGGCGTTACAAACTTTTACACATTTAGGCTTGATAGCGTGACAGCTTTAGCGCGAGAGATTTTTGGAATATATGAAAGAAGTGAGAATAAGCCAGACGCTATTTTTATTGACAGCGTGGGCGTTGGTGCTGGTGTGTTTGATACTCTAGTGGATTTTGGCTTGCGTGGGATAGTCAGAGAGGCAAAATTTTCATACAAAGCCACAAATGAGAAGCTTTACGCCAACAAGAGAGCGGAAGCATATTTTACACTCAAAGAGAAATTTAGGCTACTTAGCATCGTGCCAAACGACAAACTCAAAAAACAGCTTAGCACAATTAGTTTTTATTATGACAAGAAAGAGCGTTATTTGCTCTTGCCAAAAGAGAATATTAAAAAAGAGTTTGGCTTTAGCCCTGACTTGGCGGACGCTTTAGCATTGACCTTTTTTGATCCACTACCGGCAAAGACTAACACAATCAACTACGATGACGGAGGCGTTTGGTGAAAGAGTGTCAAAATTGGGTAGATTTGAGAAAACAAATCGAGTATATTTCAGAAAATATCGACGTAAGTTTAATTAGAAAGGTGGCAACACTTGATGATGAGGCTTTGCGTCTTTGTTTTTGTGTGATGATTTGTGAGTGGCTTAAGGGGGTAAAATTTATCCCTACAAAACAAGCTAGAGTAAAACTTGCAACGGCTCTAAAAGAAAAAGGGGTTGATAAAAAACGAGTGAAAGAGCTAACAAATGTCAGCAGAAGCACAATTTACAGAGTAGGACACGAAAATGACGAACGATGAAAGAATAAGCTACCTCGATGAGTTAGTGCAAATAGCATACAATGGCTATGCGGAGTATAAACCATTTTTTGACAAGCTAAATGATGCGTATTTGCTTGTGCTTGAAAGCGAGCAGTATAACAGCCTCAAAGAGCGAAACAAAAGCAAAAACTACATACCAAAGCTCAACTCAAAAGCAAAAAGGATATATGACGGCCTAACCGAAACATACTTCAACAATGACACATTTGCAAAGCTAGAGCCATACATAAACTCAACGCATGATGTGATCGACAAGTGGCAAGAGGCGCTAAATTTCTATTGCGACAAGATAAATTTGTATAAGATTTTTTCGCCTATCTTTTTAAAAGCTGCTTTCTCGGCAAGCTCGGTAGTAAAAGTGTTTTGGGCAAAAGATGAAGCAAAGATAGAGGAAGTGGATATAAACGACATCTATTTTGATCCTGATGCCAAAAATACAGACGACATCCGCTATATCGTGCACAGAATTTACCTTACAACAAACGA